GACGGGGACGGGGACGGGGACGGGGACGGGGACGGGGACGGGGACGGGTACGGGTCCGGGTACGGGGACGGGTACGGGTCCGGGTACGGGTACGGGTAATTTAAGAAATATTTATTTTTGGCCCCGCTATTCGGCGGGGCTTTTTCTTGTCTTGAAACCAAAACGCGGACGGTTTATTATAACCGTATGAGCAAGAGAACACACGCCCGAACGCGGATCGATAATAGTCTTATGGACCTAGTAGCCGCCGTCCGTGTACAGGCTACCGGCGGATCAATGTTGTCGAGTTACAACACGGTTTCATACGCCAATAATTATGCCCTGGTAACTCTCAACCGGATTATTCTGACGTACCTGTATTCCGGCAATGGGATTTTCCAGACGGCGGTACAGCTCCCGATCCAGGACGCACTAGCCAAAGGTATCAAAATAGACTCGGGCGAAATGAGCGCCGATGATATCGATACGCTTTTGGATTGGATGGACCAAAAACAGGCGTGGCAATCCATCGAAGATTTCTGGACATGGGTTCGGGTTTACGGCGGCGCGGCTCTGCTTGTTAATACGGACGCGGACCCTGAAAAGCCGCTGAACCTGAAACGAATCAGAAACGCGCCGGTTGAGTTTTACGACGTGGACCGTTGGCAGTTGTCAGTGACGAATGTTACGTCACCGATGTTTGACAACTACGACGACATGACCGAAGCGGATATTTTGTATCTCAACGGCCAGCCGTTGCATCGTAGCCGGTGTATCTTGGGTATGGGCAAACGAGCCCCGTCCTATATCCGGCGACAGCTTCGAGGATGGGGAATGTCCGAAGCGGAACGAATGCTACGGGACTTGAATAACTATCTCAAGACCGGCGACGTGCTGTACGAAATTCTCGACGAATCGAAGATCGATATTTACAAGATCGACGGACTTGCGAACAAACTCTTGACGGCGGGGGGTACTGCGGCGATATCAAAGCGCATACAGGCCGCGAACGAGGTAAAGAATTACGTCAACGCTTTGATTTTGGACGCGAAAGAAGAGTACGAACAAAAGACTTTGACCTTCGCGGGTCTTGCCGATGTCATGCGAGAGAATCGTATCGGCGTAGCGTCTTCCTTGCGTATGCCCATGACAAAACTTTTCGGACTTTCCGCTTCCGGTTTCTCCACGGGGGAAGCGGACACGGACAACTATAACGAAATGGTCGAATCGGAAATACGCGCGAAGCTCAAGCCTGTTATCAAGCGCGTCTTGCAAATAGGTTGCGCTAATCTCTGGGGATACATTCCCGATTTCCGGTTCACTTTCCCGTCCCTGAAAGTTTTACCGCAGGTTGAATCGGAACAGATCAAAGAGTCAACTACAAATCGCGTGCTTGCTTTGTATGACCGTGGAATCATCGGGAGCAAGGAAGTCGGGGAACTTTTGGCGAAGGACGAAATAATTGACGCGGAGATTGCGGCGCGTGTGAACCCGAAGCCTGTACCGCCCAATGGTTCCGGATCCGTCATGCCCGCGCAAACTAGCGGAATGGCTACGATACGCAAAGCTACGGAGGAAAAGAAATGATCCGCGTACATTTTGCGAAACCGAAAGTCAGGGTATTTTTGAATGCCGCAAAATGGGAAGAAGAGAAGCACCCAAGGGCGAAGGATGGAAAGTTCGGCAAGGGTGGCGGATCGGGAAAAGCCGAAGAGAAGAAAGAACCAAAGCAGGTAAAAGTGAAGAAAACAGAAAAAATAAAACCTCAATCAGAAATACCTAAGCCGAAAATATCGCAAGTAATGGGGCAAAAGTTTCTTGAAAACATGCTCCAAGATATCGATAGCTATGGTCCTGAAGGTGACGATGATGAATATAAAAAAGAGGCGTTTGACAATATCAAAAGAAAACTAGAAAAGAACGGAATCGATTATATAGACGCCTATCATGTAACTGATATGAAATCATCCAAAGAAGGAATATCAGGATCAAGCGTAGATTCTACTGGTAGTACAAGCGGAAATCTTAGGTCTAAATCTGTCTATATGTTTTTTGACCCAGATGATATAGACAATGGATTTCAAGGAATAATGGGGGCGCACAATCCTGAAAACACTGTAATGCATATTAAAATACCCCTTGATAAACTTAAAGATATGAGGTGGGATTCAAACTACAACATTACGTATGATACATATAGTGCTACGAGAATACTAGGAGATGTTCCTCCTGAATGGATAGATAGCATGTACAAATATAAACAAAAGATTGAAAACGCTTGCAATAAAGTCAGGGTCCATCGTGCTAGCACTTAAAGAATCCTACGCGGCCCCGGTTGAAGCCGATTTGTTGCGGCTGTTTTGGGATACGTTCTACGCACCGCTTATGACAGCCGCCAAGGTGCAAGGAATCCGAACAAACGCGGCGGAAATGTATTTGCTTGCCGCGATTAAATCCGGGAAGGTCAAATATGCTGACGGAAAGTTTAGTGGAGATTTCGACGTTAGAACATCTAGAGAACTTTCTAGCTTCGCGTCCTTTAATCGCCGATCTAAAGTCTGGACGGGTAATCCGTCCCCCGCAATCAAGGCCGCGTCTATTCTTGCTGACACTCACAGACGAGAGCTTCAGGCAAGACTCGAAAAAGCAATCGACACCGCCGAGGAGAATATAAATCAGGCCGTTAAATCCTTGTCGTTTGGGTCCGATCTTCCTCTGTTCGATATGGCCGGGGATATCAAGAAAGACTTGTACAGCGTAGGTGTCATGCCCGAGATAGACGCGCGGACAGAAAAGACGTTGCGCGAACAGTACACGAACAACATGCGTTTGAACATCGTGGACGAAACAGACTCAAGCAAGGGATGGGCACCCGAACAGATAAGCCGCCTCCGCGACATGGTGAAGGAATATCAGACAACAGGAACAAACGAGAGCTTGCGGGCCTTGATTGAGCGAGAGTGGGACACAAGCAGAGCAAAGGCAAAGTTCCTTGCCACGCAAGAGACGCGGCTATTCCTCGACACGCTTTCCCGAGACAGGGCACGTCGTACCGGAGTTAGGCGCTACCGATGGTCAACGTCGCATGATGAGAAAGTGCGCGACTCTCACAAGCTGCTTGACGGGAAAATCGTAGACATAGACGGACCCGGCGAGATAGTCGATCAAAAAACGGGACGCCGCGCCCATGCGGGACAAGATTTCGGCTGCCGTTGTAATAAAATATGGGTCCTAGAATAGCTATTGACAGAAAAAACGGTTTTGAAGGATCATAATAGCATGGCCGGTCCTAAAAGTTTTAAGACACGATTCATTGAACCCGGTATCGTTTCGTACGACGATCAAGAAGCCGGAACGGTCCTTGTCTCGAAAGAGGCGCTGGATCTTATGGCTCCGACGTTCCGAGGTTGCCCGGTTATTTTTGTCCCTGAACATCACAATGACACGGACAAGGAAACCGCATTCGACTTCGGAGATGTTGAGGCTGAAAAGGCGCAAGGCGTTGTATCAGGAATGCCATATTGGGGAGATGATGGTTGGCAATGGGTGGACTTGCTTGTATGGGATCAGGATGCAATCAAGGCGATTGAAAAAGGCTTTTCGGTTTCTTGTGCCTACATCGTGGACGAAACCGGAGAGGGCGGAGAATGGCATCAGATTCCGTATGACGAATCCGTGACCAATGGCCATTACATGCACATGGCGATTGTCCCTCGACCCAGGTACGAGGGATCGCAGATATTGGCAAACAGCAAAGGAGGCCACAAGGTGGCACTTTTTAAGCCGAAGAAAAACGCTATGCCCGTCGAACCGGAGAAAAAGCCGGTCGAGGAAAAAGACGAGGGCATGCTCATGAACGACGATACCAGCGTAGACGTGAACGGAACGCCGGTCCCGCTGTATGAACTCATCGAAGCGTACAAGATGAAAATGGGCGCGGGGAATACTCCGTCCCAGCTCACGCCCGAGGATACCGTAGAGGTCGAGGGTTTCGGATCGGTCAAGGTGGCCGACCTTATCGCGGCCTACGGACCCGGCGGAGAAGGCGCGGGAGAAGAGGAACCGCTCGAAAACGCGGAACCCCCGCAGGATGTCACGGGAGAAAAACCCGTGGACGAAAAGAAGCAGATGAGCAACGCCGCGCCCGCGAAGCCGGAACCGCGCAAGGTGAATCCGGCGCTCAAGAACGCCGCGAAGAAAACCGAAGGCGGCTTCGATCCGCGCGGCGAGGTCGATTCCGAAACCAAGAGACTCGAACGCGGGCGGACGCGCTATACGCTCCCGGTCAAGAACGGAGGTAAATAACCATGGCCGTAGATACCAACAGCAACCAGTTCAAACAGGGTAAGGCTGTCGGCGATATCGATCTGAACTACTTCGGCGGTGAAGCCGTTGTGTCCTGTCGGTACAATCCCGAAGCCACTTCCACGGATACGCTTGTCGCAGGCGAAAGCGTACTTCTTACCGACCTCGGGGCCGATGACGTAGGTGGACCGCCCATTATCGACAAGCGGACCTCCGAACATCTTTCCACGATTTTCGGGACGGTCAAGCATTCGCTCAAGCAAGCGACGTTCTCCCCCGGCGACATGGTGGAGATCGCAATCGGCGGCGCGTGCATGTTCCTCAAGGCGTCCGGGGCGCTGTCGCGCGGCGCGGCGGTGACTCCTGTTCTCGCCACGGCGGGAAGCGTCAAGGCCGTTTCGACCAAGACGCATTTCGGTATTCTCCTCGACAAGGCCGCCGATGGGGATATCGTTCGCGTGCTCATTCAGGCTGACGGTGTAGCCGTTGGTACGTCCTAACGGAGGGTAGCAAACATGGGTAAACAGTTTACGATCAGGGGCCTTCCCCTTTTCAACGCATCGGGCGACATAGACATTTCCTCCGCCGGATTCCAGTACACCATCGACACGATGAGCTATATCCGCGCAGAGGTAATCAAGCAGATTTTCTATGAGCTTTCCATCGCGGATTATCTCCCCGTTGACGTAGGAGAAGCCGCGTGGAAGTCCGAGATCGTCCAGAATCTTGAGTTCTACGAAGGCGGTTCTTTCGCGGACGGCTTCACCAACCAGGGCGGTTCCCGGACTCCGCAGGTTGACACGGCGCTTTCCCAGCTTCGCATGCCGGTCAAGACATGGAAAAAGAAATGCTCCTGGACCATCGCGCAGATTGCCGAAGCGGCCAACGTCGGCAACTGGGACGTGGTAGAGGCGAAACTCAAAAGCCTCAAGAAGAACTGGGATCTCGGCGTTCAGGAACTGGCCTTCACCGGCCTTGAGGGAGAAACGGACATTACCGGCTTCCTCAACAACGCGAACGTCAACATCAATACCACGCTTATCACGGAAACCATTTCCGGTATGAGCGACGCGGAGTTCCAGACTTTTGTGGGCGCTCTTTTGACCGCGTACTACTCCAACTCGAACAGCACGCGGTTCCCGGATACGTTCGCCCTTCCCACGGACGACTATCTCGGGCTTGGATCCGCTGCTTCCGCGACGTATCCCAACATCACGAAGCTGGAATACCTCACGAACGTGCTCAAGAAGCTGACGGCCAACGATGGATTCAAGATTCTGCCCCTGACCTACGCGCAGGCCGCGAACAACCAGGACGCGAAGGACCGATACGTTCTGTACCGGAACGATCCCGAAGTCCTCAAGTTGTCCATCCCCGTGGACATCACTATGAATCAGGCGTACACCCTGAACGGCTTCGACTTTGAACAGCTCGCCTATGGCCAGGTATCCGGGGTTCTGATGTCGCGCCCGCGTGAGGTCCTGTACATCGACAAGACGGTTTCCACCTAAGAAATAAATTAGGTAAACGTCCCCGCTAGAAATAGCGGGGCTTTTGTTTTATTATAAATGCAATGAACATCCTAATCCTTGGCAACGGTCTTTCCCGTCTCTCATTCGACAAAGAAATACGCGAATATTCCGGCGAAGTATGGGGATGCAATAATATTTATCTCGACTACGGAGATAAGCTTACCGCGATTGCTGGACATGATTGGTGCATGAAAGGCGCAAGCAAGGCGCGTAAAATCCATGGATACAAATATAAAATAATAGGCGGGCTACAATGGAGCGGAGATGTTGCCGATGAATCTTTTATATGCGATCCAAAGTTTAGAGAAAACACGGGGACAACGCTTGTCGCGGAAGCGTTGACTCGGGGATATAACGTTGAAGCTTGCGGCTTTGATATGGGTGGATTAGACGTATATTCTCCGGGGCATGAAAAAAGAAACAAGACCGTATGGGTTAAACGATGGCGGGAAATCATTAAAGAGTTCGGTCATAACAGAATAACATTCTGGGGCCATGATCATATGCACTTTTTAAGGAGCAACCGTTCAGCAAATGAATATTATAAATTGTATGTAAGAGGAAAATCACATATCCCCCGAGAGGATTATGAATCTATTAGAAAAACCTGGGAAGATGACTATACGCGCATATTAGAGATATGCCCTTGTGTTATGCTGAAAAACATTGGACAACGGGAATATAAAATCGTAGAACATTCAAGTATAATAAAATCGGGGGATATTATAAAGGTTCCCGAAGATTTGGCCCAGAAGTATGTTGACGCATATCCAAAGGACTTCCAAATATTGCCCTTGAATGAAAACGAGTGATTGCCATATAATTTGACTAGCGGAGGAATAAAGCCAATGTCTGAAATTGTTACGATTTGGAATAAGGGGAAACGTACTTGGACTTTCAAGAACGCAAACGGGGAACAAGTCCGCCTTTCGCCGAATGAGTCCATGGAGATGGAAGCAACGCAGGCCGTTAGGCTTGTCGAGTCCTACCATCGGGATTCAGCACGTCGAAAGTTACGGGCGTATCGTCTTCCGATCTTGCGCGGCGTGAACAGTCAATAAAGGACCGAGAGGCGGCGCTCAAGGAAAAGCTAGCCGATTTTGAGGCGAGAGAAAAAGCCCTTGCCGAAAAGGAAGCGGGAAACGCGGGCGAAACCGTGGAAACTACAGAGACAGCAGAACACAAGAAGCGCGGGCGGAAGCCTAAGGCCGAAACTCAAGAGGCGGAATAAATGGCGCGTGACATAGCGGCGTTCAAGGCTTTATTCTCACGCGGCCAGTTTGATTATGGTTCCGTGTTGCCGTCAATACGGGATTCAGATATCACGGCGGCAATGACCGAAGCTACAGCGGTTTTTAACGATAGCATCTATCCGTCAACGGACGCCGCCGATCTTGCCTATCTTTACTTGACCGCGCATTTCCTTTCTTGCGACGTTGACGCGGCGGACGGCGGCGGGGGAGCGCGGTATCTGCAAACGTCCCGAAGCGTGGACGGGGTATCCGAATCGGTAGAGATTCCCGAGTGGATGAAGGCCGGGGAGTTTTCATTCTACACTTCGACATACTACGGGCAAAAATTTTTGATCCTGTCGAAGCCGTATCTTGACGGCGTAATTCTTAGCGTGGAAGGCGCAACGCTTCCATGAGTTTCCATTTCAGCGATGGGCAATCCGTAATCGAGGGGGATTTTTCCAAACTCGAAAAACTTATCGAGAACTTGGAGGAACCGCACTATGTCGATATCGGAGTATTCGCAAGCGCGAAGACCTCCGAAGGAAAACCCGTCGCCGAATATGGAGCATACAACGAGTTCGGAAGCGTCAAGGTAAAAGATCATCCCCCGCAGAGGTCTTTTATCCGTATGCCACTTGCCACGCAAGGGACGAAGATAGAAACCTATGTCCAGAAACACGCGCAAGAACACATGGAAGCGGGGGACGTAAAAGCTATATTCGAGGATATCGGAATAGGCGGGGAATCCGTGATACAGGAGGCCTTCGACCAGCGCGGGCCGGGATGGAAGCCGAATGCGGATAGCACGATAAAGAAAAAAGGCTCGGACGCTCCGTTGATCGGAACGGGACAGGGCGGAGGATTGCTACGAGCATCGGTGACGCATAGGGTAGACGGGGGGAAGGAATAATGGCGATACCGAATATGCGCGGCGCGTTGCGTGGCTGGACAAAAAAACAAACCGTCTACGTCATTACTAAAACTGTCACGGATCATCAAATTGTACAGACGGCGGAATCAATCATCATGTCAATCATGGTCCAGCCGCTACAGCCGGAAAAAGTAAATCGTAAACCGGAAGAGCAACGGGCATGGAAATGGTTTTCTATCGTCACGTATTCCAGCGACAGAGAATTAAAGATCGATGATCAAATTGAAGTGAACTCGATACGGTACAGGATTCAATCCGTGCAACCATGGAGTGAAGCGGGATATCGGCGCTATGAAGCGACGGAAGATTACACCGGAAGCAATCCGGCATAAAGGGGAATTAACATGGAACATTGTAAAGCCGTGGATAGCACGAGCGCGACGGTGAATCGCAAGGCGGGCAACGCGGAAAGGTGTGAAGCGCATGGGCGCTATCACTTCGTCTGCCGGGATAAGTCTGGACGGATCAAATGGGAAGACGATATCGAGAATGTTGTCTGCACGGCGGGGAAAAATCTTGCCTTAGACACTATTCTTGCGGGGTCTTCCTACACCGTGACCGGCCCGTTCATGGGGCTGATTTCATCGGTCGGCTGGTCGGCGGTTGCTGCTGCTGACACGATGGCATCTCATGCGGGATGGGCGGAAGCAGGCTCCGGGTCTAACTACCCGCTTCTGACTGCCCGCGCCTCTTGCAACGGGGGATTCGCCGCAGCGTCCGCAGGGGCGAAGGCGCTTTCAGCCTCCGTGTCTTTTACCATCGGTGCGACGGGCGGGACCGTCAAAGGCGCGTTCCTGGTTTTTGGAACCGGCGCGGTAAACACAATCGGCAATACGTCCGGGACTCTGCTTTCCGCCGGAGCTTTCTCCGGGGGTGATAAAGCCGTTGACGCAACAGACACCCTGTCCGTGTCATACTCGCTCAGTTTATAGGCCCGTGCTTAATGCGCGGGCTTTGGAGGTAGGGGAAAGTGGCCTTAGTCAAGTCTTTACGACCAACAACTGAAAATTGGTTCGACATGATGTACCTGGGTTCTCTCCCTGCCCCTACAGGTGGAGTGATCGTCGGTAGTTGGCTAAGGCCGTTGCCTATAACTGGTGACTATCCTCACGCCAGAGGAAATTTCGAGTGGGCCATTCCTGGCTTCGGTAGCACAATGGCCAATGCGTGGAATGTGCAATGTATCGCCGCTAACGGTGGAATCCCCTCACTCGGCGCATACGCCGATCGATATAATTGTAACACCTCCCTAGCGATAGGGACTGGCCCTAGCTACTGGGTTGATGACTATTCGCTGTGCGAAAATGTCCCGGGTAATGACTGCACCGAGGCTCAATTTTTCGGCTGGCAATATGCTGCGGTACAGATAATCTTAGACAATGTGGCCGAAACCATAACTCTGCGCATGTGGGCCATGCTTGGGCGCGATGGGACGATGTTTGAGGTCGGGGAATCTGTGATCGGTTTCGCGGAAATACGAAGTAAAGCTGTCAGCAAGGGCGGGATGGACCCCGGAGATGCTGCGTTGTGGAACCCATCATCTTTGGGTCACGACATTTTTTTCCCATCGTACAATTTAACTGCTGACAACGCTGGATATTTAACCCACGCAAAAATTAAAACAGGGATAGCAGAACCAACCCTATCAACATTGACAACCATGGCTCTTGATTCGGTTCCCGACTCCACAGCATGGGCAGACTACCCTATGGAATGGGAGGATGGATATCCAGTCCTAGAGGACGTAAGCGGGAACGAGCGTGACCTGTCTGTTTTTGGCACCCTATATGAAGGTGTAGATTTTGAGGACGGCATAGGCGGCGGTGTAGAGCTGGCCGAATCCGCAACCGCTACTGAATTACAGACCGCGCAAAAATCGACAACAGGGGCCATGTCGGAATCTGTATCTTCCGAAGACGCACAATCCGCATTAAAGATAACATCCGGGACACAAATAGAGACAACTACAGCGGAAGACGAGCAAGCGGCGAATAAATCTACCCAATCCGCAATTCTGGAAACTGCAAGCGCCGTTGATACTATTAGCGCGGAAGTCTCCGGGGAATCCAGCATCAGCGAGTCCGCTACGGCTACAGACACGCAAGGGGCAAGCAAGACAACGGTTAGCGCATCCGTTGAAACTTGCAACGCACTAGATACCGTAGATGCAACAAAGCAAGCGGTAGCTGCAATCATGGAAGCCATGACCGCCATAGATTCGGCCACGGCGGAGAGTGAAGACGAATCAAACATAATCGAAAGCGCATCGGCACAAGACGCGGTATCCGCGATTCTGCATGGATTCGCTAGTCAGGTTGAATCGGCTACGGCGCAAGATACCGTCTCTGCTACAATATCGACAACGGCGGCAATCGTAGAAAATGCCAATGCCGTTGACGTGATTAGTGCGGAGGATGAATATCTAATATTCAATTTAGGGGCTTTCAATTTTTCCGAAACACAATCACTTGGAAGTTTCGAGCGTTCAGAATATTATGATCTTGGCGAGTTTGTATGCTTGGAGGAATCATAATGGCTTACTGGTTTGCAGATTCCCCTAGAATAGTTTCGTTTACCGTTGGGGCTTTGGAATCCGGCGATACGGTTTTATTTGACGTGCAGCATCCCGGAAACTCGGAAACGATAGACGAAGTGACAACTTCAATATCAAGCCTTACCACGGGAGCGGGAACTTTTGAATACACTCCCGATGAACCGGGAACCTATAAAGCATGGCCTAGAATAATGACAGGAACGATATTGAAGGCGGCGTCGGGATATAAAGAGTTTGACGTGTACGCTCTAGGAAGCGTGGAGGAATTGTGACGGTAACCGAGATAGGCCAATTGCTAGGCGATATTATCGAGGAATACATGGGCCTTGATTCCGACCGTGTTATTCTTGCGAATGAATTATTCGACGCGCCGAAGGATTCCGGTATTTATGTCCTGATTATCCATGACCCGATAGGGAATGAGACGATAGGAATAAATCAGTCTATCGACCATTCCGCCGGAACTGAAACAATGGCGCGGGTTTCGCATGAACGATTTGCCATTGAAATAATCTCGCGCGGATCGGCGGCACAAGACAGATACCAAGAAGTCCAGATGGCCTTAAAGTCTGTCATGGCTACGCAACTTGCGGAGTCAAACAAGGTCGCGTTTTTCCGTGGAGGCGATCCAATGAACCTCACGGCTATCGAAGGATCCGGGCCGTTGCGAAGATATCGCGTCCCGGTTATAGTTAGCAATATAGAGACGAAGAGCGCAAGCGTTGACATGATCGACAAGTTCCCGGCGCTCGATACTAACGTAGACGTGGAGGCTTAGAGCAATGTCGATACTTAGCATTGACAATGTGATTACCGTAACCCTACAGAGCGCATTGAAAGGGCTTGCCGATGTTAATACGTCGGTCCTTGCGCTTATCACGCAAGAGGTTCCTATCTCCGCGAGTTACGGGGATTATGGAATCTACAAGAGTCCCGGAGGGGTGGCAACGGATTTCGGTTCCAACTCTGACGCCTATCGAATAGCGCAAAAGGTTTTCGGACAGACTCCGAATATCCTTTCCGGGGGAGGATATCTTGTAATCATTCCCCGCGATGCTTCAGGCGTTGCGACTGCGGCCACGATTCTTTCCGCAAGCGCGGTCAATCTGCTTGCCCTTACCGCTTCGGATTACAAGATCAAAGCGGCGGTGGACGTCGGGAGCGCGGCGGAAATCGCAATCGGCGAACTGGACCTTACCAGCTTAGAGGCGGCGGAAGTTTCTCTGAACTCCTACGCGCTCGAAACTGCGGGGCTTGTATTCGAGCTTTCCGGTTCTCTTGCTTCGGCCAACGTGGTCTTGAAGAGTGCCACAACGGGCGCGGCATCCGCTATCGTGATTTCCGCTTGTACTACGGGAACGGATATCGCGGTTCCGTTCGGAATGGTCGGCGCGGATGTCACGGGCGCGGCTGCGGGTTCTCTGGAACGAATCAAGGACGCAATCCTCCGCGTCTATGAAACGGTCCCCTTCTTCGGGATCATCCTAGACGAACAGCCTACCGATGCAATCCTGACCGAACTTGCGGCCATGATTCAGACCATGGACAAACTGCTTGTCGTGGGTTCTTCGGACAGCGCCGATGTAGAGGCGATTTTTACGGACCTGAAAGACGCCGGATACATGCATACCCGATGCGTCTACTACTCCTTGTCTGTCGATGACGCGGTAGACTTCGCGGCGGCTTACGCGGGGCGCGGATTCTGCATAAACTTCACAGGGTCCAACACGGCGCACACGATGCACCTAAAAGACATAACCGGATTCGTCGCTGATACCGGAATGACGCAAACGCTTTTGACCAAGTGCATGAACGCGGGCGTAGATTCCTATCCGAACATCGGGGGAATCGGGAAGTGCTTTATCTCGGGCGTGAACATGTTCTTCGATCAGATTTACACCCGCCTTGCGTTCAAGCTTCGGTTGCAGATTGCGGGATTTAACTATCTCGCAACCACGAACACGAAGATACCGCAGACGGAAGAGGGAATGTCAGGACTCAAGGGCGCGTTGCGGAAAGTATGCGCGGCCTTTGTACGGAATGGCGTGTTCGCCCCGGGGACGTGGAACAGCTCCACTACCTACGGAGACCCCGAAGACCACATCGCCAACATCGCGGCGGTAGGGTTCTACATCTACGGGGATTCCATCGCGGATCAGTCACAGGCGGACAGGGAGTTGCGAATCGCTCCCTCTATTTACATAGCGGCCAAGGACGCGGGGGCAATTCATAGTTCCGATGTCCTTGTGAACGTGGAGGCGTAAAAATGGGAAGCGCGGCACTAACCGGAAACGATGTTGCGATAGTTGACGTTCGAATACTTCGGGACTTTGCGGATGGGGATACGGTTGTACTTGACTTCCCGAACAACCTTGCGGAAACCGTTGTGGGCAAAAACGGGAACATGGTTGTAGCCTACAATGCGGGCGGGAAAACTGTAAACGTCACCATGCGAATCTTGCGCGGTTCCTCCGATGACAAATACTTGCAGGGACGCTTGCAAGAATACATCAATGACCCCGCCGCGTTTGTCATGCTGGAAGGCGAGTTTATAAAGCGCATCGGCGACGGGACCGGGAAGATAACCGCCGAAGTCTATAAGCTGGACGGAGGCTCTTTCCAGAAAATGCCCGCCGTGAAAGAAAACGTATCAGGCGACAAGGAACAGGCGATATCCATCTATGCCTTGACCTTCGCCAATACGCAGCGCACTATGGGTTGATAGCTCGTCTACCAGGTGTAGAAAGAGTATTCGGGGCCGTTCAGAAATGGACGGCCCTTGCTATTCGTCAACCGATTGTAATATCATAAGTCCACAAATCGAAAGGAGTATTGCCCATGCAGATCAACGGTAAAGAACTCATGATAACCCCGGCTAGTTTCTCGGAAGCCATGGCGCTACAGAAAGCAATCGGTCGGGCGCTCAAGGGAACGAAGCTTGAATTGCCCGAAAACATGACGGCACAGATTGACCCTAGCACGTTCGGGGATATCATCGGGGCAGTTCTTGGAGTGGCGACCTCGGACGATGTAGAGGTGGCGCTTTTCGCTTGTTCCTCCCGCGCCCTGTATGGCCCCACAAAAGAGCCGGTAAATCGAGACTTTTTCGAGAAGGTAGAAAATCGGGAGCTGTACTATCCGATCATGATTGAAATAATCAAGGTGAACGTCGGCCCTTTTTTCAAGAGCCTCATTTCCAAGTACTCGGACCTCATCCCGAAAAGCGTAAGCAACCCGAAGTAAAAATCAATCAATCCTTCGAGAACCTCATGGCTTTCAATCTTGCGCGTTCGGGCTATTTCGGGGGCGATCCTGAAAAGGTTCTAGCCGCCCGCGTTGATCTAGTTCTTGCGGCGCATGAGTATGAACAGTTTCGGGCGGAGTACGAATCAGTAGAATATGAATTAAATAAGAGTTGACAGAAAGACGGAAGCGAAGTATTCTTTAGTTGTCTTCATGCCTTTCTGTTCCTCCTTGCCCCCCGGACGTGCCGCTCCTCACGATCCTGGGGGCTCTTTTTATAATCTTGAAAAACATAATTGCCCCGTGTATCATTGAACCATGAATATCCTAGAGTTGTTCGCCCGGATAGGGCTCAAGGCCGATACAACGCAAGGAAACCAATTCCTAAAGACCGTCAAGGGAATAAAGAGCGAGCTTGAAAGCGTCGTGTTCGGTGCCTTGTCTGTCGCGGCGGCTATCAAGGCCGTCAATTCCGCAATGGCGCAATCTCGGGAGTTCAAGAAGTTTACGGCGGACACCGGAGAGAGTGCGGAAGAGCTTCAAAAATGGGCGAACGTCGCGGAGACGGTATCTGGCGCGGGGGATTCCGTAGCGTCTTCTATCCGGGCAATCGTAGCCAATCAAGAAAAGATAAAGCTAGGTCAAGGGAATATATCCGGCTATCAGCTCTTAGGAATTGACCCACGCTCCAATCCGTTCCAAGTGCTCGAACAGTTACGGACGAAACTTCAAAACGTTTCCCCGGGAATGCGTAGAAATATCGCGGCGCAATTCGGCGTGTCTTCCGATCTTGTGCAAACGCTTGAACTATCGAATGCCGAGTTTGACAAGATGGCGTCCCGGGCTTGGATCATACCGCAATCAAATATAGATGGACTCAATAGGGCCGTGTCTTCCTTGTCGGAAGTGAAAAATGCCTTCAAGTTTATGCAAGCGGAACTTGCTACTAAACTTGCTCCGATAATTGAAAAGGCAACGCGATACGTTATCAATTTTGCTCAGATGATAGAGCGCGGCGTATTGATGCTAGATAAAATAATCCGCGCAACGATTGGATGGAAGGCCGCAGTCATTGCCATAGTTGGAGCGTTGGCCGTTCTAAATTCAGCTTTTCTTCTTTCTTCTATGGGATTATTTACGGCGGGAATAATCTTGCTTTTAGCAATCTTAGATGACCTATATGTCTATTCAACAAAAAGCGGGCGCTCTGTATTTGGTTTGCTAGTTGAAGGATTGAAAGGTTTCGGGGAAAAAATAAGAGAGTTTTTCCAGCCTGTTGTAGATTTCTTTAATGCCATTTTTGAAACAATAGATAAGATTTCAAGTTTTACAGACAAGTATCTTTTAGGCTCCGCAGGAATTGGAACAAGAGAACTTGCGGTTGAGGGAAGGATAAACAGGGAAACAGCGGCGGCGGGAGGGGCGACAATTACCAATGCTCCGATTATAAACATCTACGGACCTACTGACCCGGAAGCCGCAGGAAAGGCCGCAGCTAGAGAAGTCGGACGAATAATGTACGAAACACAAGCGGCGCGGGCAAGAGGGGCGGGGACTGAAAAATGAGTATCAATACCATTTCCGGGAATAGCGATTTAGCAGCCGCCGATCCAGATTCCTATCTTGACAATAAATCATCGGCCATTGTTTCCATAGCGGGACAAGAAGGAATCTCGGGTTGGGTATTTGATATTCCGAAGGGCGAAACGATAGACCTTGAAACCGACGTAACCGATCACTACATAGAGAACGGTTCTTTTATTTCCGATCACGCCGTGAACAAGCCCGCAAGAATAACTCTATCGGGATTGATCGGTGAACTTGTATATGAAGCGCCAAAGGATGGAGTAGAAGCCGACCTTGCCGCATTGTCAAATACATTGACAACGGTAAATGCTTTTGCGCCCGAACTGTCTCCGCAAGTCGCGCAGAATGTAGCGGTAGCGGCGCAGACTGCCGCCTATGCCGCAAGCCAATATGAGGCAATTCAAAAGCGTCTATCCAATCTTAAAAAGTACTTTTCGGGAGAAGAGGCGACGCAAACGTTACAGCAAAAGGCTTTCTCGGAATTAAGCGCCATGCGTGAATCAAAACAGATTGTAAGCGTTCAGACTCCATGGGCGTTTTATAACTCAATGATAATCACAAGTATTTCCGCAAGACAGGACGATAAAACAAATGACTATACAGATTTTTCAATCTCTTTGAAGGAAATGAGATTCGCAAGCGTTGAAGTAACAGAGTTTGATTCAAACGAATATAAGTCCGCGATAGACGCGCAAGCATCCGCGAAAACCGATATCGGTACGGTACAAGGCAAAAGCAGGGATTCGATTTTATTCCAAGGCGGGCAAGCTATCGGAGTAATAGAATGATTGAGATAACCGGACTAAAAGCGACAGCCGATCAAACGCTATCCATCGCCTCCCCGAATGGTGACGGAACAATAAACCTGCGCTTTCATTTTCTCCCGCGTGTGCAATCGTGGTATGTTGATATCGAAT